TGCAATTAGCTTTGCGTCTCTGTCACTTTTAGCACACTCCAAAACAGATTGGAGAGTGGGCATGCCGTGGCCGGTCTGAATTCTTGTTGAACAAATTGAACCACCACCGATTCCAACTTTCACACTGTCAGCGCCCCAATCTGCCAGATCGTTAAAAGCCTCTAGAGTTGCAACGTTGCCCGCCATCAGATGAATTTTGTGAGTTTTATGATCGAATGCCTTCCTGAGCGTGGTTAATGCCTTGCGAACCAGCACATGATGACCATGTGCAACGTCCAAACACAGGATGCGACAACCAGCCTCAACCAAGGAGGCGGCTCGTTCTTCATAGTCTCCAGTGACACCAACTGCACAAGCAACGTGGCCTTTTACCTTCTTTGCAAGCTCAACTTGCTCTTCAATAGTATTATATCTGTGAATCACCCCCAGCCCGCCGGCGGAACTGATAGCCGTGGCCATATCAGTTTCAGTAACTGTATCCATGGGGCTAGACAAAATGGGCAAACTCAAATATGTATAGTCATCCAGGTAATTTGAAGTATCAATCTCTGATCTGCTTTCAATATCTGAATATTTAGGTACTAATAAAACATCATCGTATGTTAGTGCTTCTCGCATGATCCTCCTTTTGTTTTTTCAACTTCTTCAATCAGGCGATTGAGATACCAGCGCGCCTTTTTTAAATCTTCAAGAGATTTCCCCTTATAAGGGTGCCTAGTCACGTATTTTATAATATTACTTTCTGGATAGTCCATCTTCCAAGAACGAATGTAGTCGTATGTTTCAATGGCTTGTTCACCCTTCCAATTAAAATTATAATGTTTCGGTTTGTTTATTTGGTCCGTCATTCTTCCTCTCTATTCTCTTTTGTAAATCCTCAACAAGATTTCTAGCTCTCTCCCAGCATTCGGGACAATAAAGATTAACTTTTTCTTCTTCTTGTCGCACAACTACGCTCCAAGACATTACCTGTTGTTTATCCATCTTATCAAAAGGTTTTTCACATGTCAAGCAATTTGAAGGAAGTTTTCCAAATAAAGCAACTTTTGTTGCCATTTCTTTCTCAGCATTTTTTTTAGATTTTTTAGCTTGCGCTCTTCTAAGTTTTCTTTCTATACTCAAGATACCCTCATTTCTTCTAACTGGCCACCAGCCATCCAATTTAAGTCGCAACGCCCTTTAACGCCGGGGCAGCTACCGTGACCCGTATATTGCCACACATCCCACTCTTTCCAGCCTCTCAATTTATTTCCTGGTCCTACAAGATGGTCTTTACGAATATAGCGTGCCCACCAAACTGGATAGTCAATAAGTGTATTAAGGCTTTCTTTGTCTGCCTTAGCTAAAAACAGATCCCACGCCCATTTCGCAGTATAGATTACTGGCTTATTGCCAGCGCCAACTTCTTTTTCAACAACTTCTAGCCAGCGAAGAGACCAATCAACATTATATTGATCATCTGTTTTCATGCCCTTCTCTACATCTAAGGTCGGCAATAAATCACCTTTATTTAAACCAACCTTTTCCATCACTTTTAGAAAATGATGCGCTTCGCGTTCAGCATCTACCATTGGATCGGAATGATTATTATAGTCTGGACGTCCAAAGTGATACCCACCTACAATTAACCCAGCGTCTCTAGCGCCAGCAAACTTTTCTTTGTGGCCTCGATTAGTGTGTGTCTGTCCTTCTGTGGCCTTTATCCAAACATACTTAACGCCAGCATCAGCAACTTCCTTCCAGTTGATTTTCCCATTCCATGCGCTAACATCAATACCTGCAAGCACTTCAATGCCCATATGACCAAAAGTCTGTGGTCCAGCAATGCCATCCACAGTTAATCCATTTTCTTTTTGGTAGTCCTTTAGTGCCTTTTCAGTTTTTGGGCCAAAATCCCCATCTTTACCTGTTAATAGGCACCCCTGTAATCTTTTAACCTCTTGGCCTTTATCGCCTTTTCTCAAAATATATCTCAAACTCATTTTATCTGTCTCCTGTACTACCAAACCCACCGCTTCCACGTGTTGAACCTTCGTTTAGAGCATCAAGCATAACTTCTTCTATGCCACAGTGTATGATAGGAATTAATACTGCCTGTGCTATTTTATCCCCTGGTTTGATATATTGAGTATGTAAACCAATGTTGTGAAGGTTAACATAAACTTCTCCATCATAGCCGGGATCTACAACACATGCTCCAGTAATTAGTTTTCTCTTTGAGGCAATGCCCGACTTGTTCTTAATTTCTAACATGTTACCGTAGGGAACCTCAATTTTTAGGCCCGTTGGCACAAGCTTTGATTCACGAGGGCATATAGCTAATCCATCCCTCTCAACAATATCGCTTCTTTCTCCATTCGGACAATAAAATAAGTCCATCCCTGCGTCTGTTTTGTGTGCTCTAAGTGGCAATCGTGCCTCTGGTCTAATTTTATATACTTTTAAATTCATAGCTTCTCCTTATGCTAACATTCTAAAATTGTATTTAATTGATCGCGTGCTGAACCCCCATTGTTCGTCGTAATCCAGCTTGCTCATATATGGATGGTTAATATATATTTCATCTCGTTGTGGGTCTACGCCCCAGCATTTAATTGAAGTAACTGTAGAAGTATTATCAATTACTTTCAGAATCCAATATGTTTTACCATTCTTTGTCTTTTTCGAAATTACTTCTCTCGGAATAAACCATGCAACTCCCAAATCATTATCCCACTCTCCAATTGGAGGAACTTTGTAATGATCCAATCTTTGCATCACAGAATTGTCTAAGACTAAATCCATAGGAAACACCCCAGTAAGAGAGACTAGATTATTAATCTTTTCTTCATCATTGAAGTCGCCCTCTGGAGAATATAACTCTATGTTCTCTTCAAACTTCTTAAGATTCTTTGGGCGATCCACGACAGCAGCAGACCAAAAGTGTTTAAGCCCTGTGAATCTATCATCCACCAAACTGTTCAACGCTCCGCTGCGAGATAAAACATCCAAAGCCTTTTTATTCAACTTGCTATAGACAATATTCTCGTTAAACAAGAACTCTTCAATAGCGCTGAAAGGTCTATTATCGATGATCTGCTCAATTGCCTTTTCTCCCAAGCCCTTCAATGAAGTCAAAGGCTGAATTAAGGTTTTGTTATCTTCTGCAATTTCCCAAACTGTCCCTGACCTATTTACATCAATGGGGTCGATTTTAAATTTAAACTTTTGTGCAAGATTAATTGCCTTCTCTTTTCTTGTTTCAGGCTCTTTGTCAAGAAACGCTGCCATCCATTCTGCTGGATAGTAATTAAACAACCACGCACACTGATAAGAGATAATAGAGTACGAAACAGCATGTGACTTATTAAAACCATACCCTGAAAAGTATTCAAACTTTTTCCACATCTTCTCTGCCCAACTTTTAGACAGTCCCTTCTCCACACAACCTGCAACGAACTTAAGTTTTATTTTGTTCTTTTGTTTTGCAACTGCTCCCGTTCCTTTTTTGGTAAGAAGTTTGCGAAGTTTATTGCCCTCATCCAAGCTCAAGTCTTTGCCAAGCCTATGTGCCAACAAAGCAATCTGCTCCTGAAAAATCAAGAATCCATAAGTTTCCTCTGTTAGATCCTTTACATGATCATGCTCATATACAATATCTTCAGGATTCTTCTTTGCTTTCACATAGAGTTTGTCAACGTCTGCACCCAAAGGTCCGGGACGATAGATAGATGTAATTGCAGCCACATCAATGATGTTTCTAGGCTTTGCCTTTCTGCAAAATTTCTGGGCGCCGTTTTCTGTAAACTGAAATATTCCAGCCCACTTTCCTTTATGGAAAATGTTTTCGTAAACCTTCTGATCATTCAAGTCAATCTTTTCTGGATGTAGATACTCATCATAATATCTCTTAACATCCTTGAATGTCGGACTATCAACTCCGTGATGGCGCTTCAAGATGTGGCCAATTGCACCCTCGATCATTTTAAGTGTCGAGAGTCCAAGAATGTCGAACTTAATAAAGCCCATTGGCTCAAGGTGTCTAACGTTCTGACCTTCTGACCAAGGTGTTTGAGTGACACCGCCACTATTAATCAATGGCATGTACTTATTCAAGTCCTCGCCTATCACAACACCGCCAGCATGACGAGAAACAGAGCGCATCTGACCATACAACACATTAATATGGTTCGCTACATGTGGGTATTTATTGAGAAACTGTTTCAAAGACTCTGAAAATTCCATCACTTCCTCAAAAGTTGGAGTGTAGACACCTGATTTAATTCCATGTTTCTTTTTGGCCAACGGAGTTGCTTCTTTAAGCATCTTCGACGTAACGCCATTCACTTCTGTAAAAGGTATCTGATAAAACTTAGATATGTCTTTAACTAAGGAGCGCAATTGCAAAGTGTTAAAGTTTGAGATTGGAACAACTTTATCTCCACCCCACTCTTCAATCAACATTTCTTTAAGTTCCATTGGGTCTGATACATCATAATCAATATCAGGATAATCTTGTGCATCCCTTCGCATAAAACGAGAGAATAGAAGATTATATTTAATGGGATCAATTTGTGTTATCCCTAAGACATAGGCAATTAGCGAACCGGCTGCTGAACCGCGACCAGGGCCAGTTATTTGCACAGAGTTAGCTTTATCAACAACTGCATTCATAGTGAGGAAGTATTTACTAAACCCTCGATCTTCAACAACTTCTAACTCTTCTTTAAGTCTATCCGTATATGTTTCATTTGTTTGTAGGTTCAGAGATCTTAGACCCTCGAAACAAAGCTGTGAGAGCGCCTGTGAGGCCGTAAAACCCGCTGGGACTACAAAGTCTGGGAGTCTTACCGTATTGTCCGGTAGAAACGCTTCTATGCGGTTGTGAGCGATGTTGTATGTCTCTTTGATTGAGGCCATTACCAAATCGTCGTCATATTCGAATCCGCACTCTTTTGAATACCTCTTATAAGACTCCCACATCTGATCGCCGTTTTTAGGATAAAGCTCGTATCCAATTTCCTCAACGCCGTCTGGCAACTCAGAAGTCATCCAGGAAGGCATACCGCCTTTACCAAGCCACCCTAAGCGTTTATATAGCTCTCTATCTTTCCATGCCTGTGCAGAGGGATAGTGACTGTCGGCAGTTGAAATAAGCTGAAACCCGTACTTGCCAGAAGTTTGAATAATATATTTATTTAGCTCATGTTGCTCAGGAATGTTGTTCCACTGAATTTCGCCATACCATCTATCACCGAAAATATCTATCATCTTTTCTGTGGTTTTGTTCATTGCACTCAATACTGCATCGCGCCCATTATCTCGGTTTTCCCAGTAATCTCCAGCATATACGCCGCCGAGACAAGCACTGGCTGCGATAACACCTTCATTGTGCTTTTTCAACATTTTATAGTCAACACGAGGAAAGCGATAAAAGCTTTCTTTTGAGAAAGATTTAGAAACCATCTTGAAAATATTGTTAAGGCCAGTCTGATTCTGAGCCAACAAGATTAAGTGCCGTCGTCGATTTAGTATGTTTTTAACTGCGGTCTTTGATGAGCCCTCATCTTCAATTGTCGTGGCCGATCTTGACGCATCTAAGCCGCGTTTAGCCTTCTTGTCTTCTTTAGCTTTCTCATACTCCTCTTTCCACTCAGAAAGGCTCGGCAAGAAGTAAGCCTCAACTCCAAAAATGGGCTTAAAGTTTTTCCCCTCAGATTGCATCTTTTTTGCATGTAACACTTGATATGCCATGCCATTCATATTTCCGTGATCTGTCAACGCTAGTGCGTCACAGCCATTTTCATACGCATAGTCCATATGCTCTTGAGGATATCCCAAGCCATCAAAAGGACTGCCAACACCACTATGTGCATGTAACCCAACAAAAGGTATTTTACTCTTCATTATTATCGACTCCAATCAAATTCCACTCATGATATCCTAACACATCACCCTCCGGTTTGTCAAGAGAATTTTCACTTCCTAAATAAGTTTTTAATCCTTCCCAGCTTCCTATATTGTGATACCACGGTAGCTCCAAATTAACGTCTTCCATTATAACATTTCTAAACACTTTGTCAAGTTCAAAAAATCTCGCTGACCATCTTTCTTCTACTGGGATTCTTTTCGATGCATTGTAGTGTGAAAACTCTCCAGTGCCCTCTTTTCTAATAATTCTACGAGCCTCTTTAAAGTCTTCTGCATCGAAAGTAAATCCCAAATATTCATTATCTTTTACTGTCTGGTTGTTAAAAGATACGTGAAAATCTTTTTTACTAGATATTTTACTTCTATATGGTAACAATAATTCTGGGTCATAAACACCATACGGAAATGCAGCATAATATTTATCAGGAATAACCCACTTACTTATTGTTTTACTTAACCAATAAGAAGTTAGTGCGCCGTATAAAACACTCCATCCCAAACAATCTCTTTTATCTCTATCTTTTGGATGGATCGGAACGTAATAAATTGGAATTGTTCTCTCAAATTGTTTTGGTGCCCTTTTTCTTGGTAAATTATATTTTAAAGGATCTTGAACAAAATCTCCAAGGCGATGTCTTATAAGAGGCTGCATGTCGTCATGACACACAATCCAAATAGTTTCACAGCCAGCACAAGCACATTCCCATACGGCGCGCTCTATGGCCAAGTAATTACTAGAAATTGGCTGCAAGCAGTCGTGCCAAGGAAAATTAAAATCTAGCTTTTGACCAGCAACCGGTACAATACCCGCTAGATGAAAGCTGGTTGTGAGTTGTATTCCCTTTTCGATCATTTGAACTCCAATTTTTCAGTATTCTTATATGTGTGCATCTTAGCTTTTATTACTTCTCGTCGATCAACTTCTAGCTTTAAAGCGTACTGGTTATTGCCACCACATTTTCTGCCTCCAATGCCAGCCTTTTTCATCATATCCGTAACTTTAAATTTTACATAAGTGTCGGAATATTCAAAGTCTTGTAGTTGAGAAGAATTTAGATAAGATATTGAAACTAAGTCTTTCTTTTTTGTGTGATTGCCATCAATTCTTTCGGATGGGTAGAAATATACCTCTTTCACGAGATTATCATCGGTCTTAAAAAATTCATGATCATGCATTTGGCAAGATTTTGTAACAATCCAGTCTAAGACTATAAAATCTTCATTTTCTTTTTGAGGGGTTGGTAGCCCAAATACTTCTTCATCATCAAATATTATGGCCTTATCATAAGTGTATTTAATCACGCGTGCATCTCTAGTTGTAATGCTGATCTCTTCCTCTTTAATTCGAGTGCTTTGTGCCTTTACGCCCAGTAGATTTAAGCCAGAGTTTGAAAGCAAATAATATAATTTGTGCCATTGAACCAAGGCGTTTTTATTATTAATTTTCTCAAAACGATGAGGTTTTTTAATTTTGTTTATTATTAATGGTAAGTTATTGGTGTGCGAATAGAGAAGTGCAGAAAGATTGCCTCCTACAACAACGCTGCCTAAATGACGTTTTGGGAGCGTTAAAAGCAATCATCCCTCTTTTTTGCAAGTGTGTGCCTTTTGATGAATTTTTACAACACCATGTTTCCACTGCTCTAGAATCTTGAAATGATTTTTCTTAGAGTGTTTTTCAGTATTTTCATTATTGATATGGTGTCGCTGCTTGGTGATTTGGCTAGACCACTCAGCCAATATCTTTTCATAATTTGCTTCTTTTGCTGGGGCGACTGTTGCCCAACATAAAACTATAATTATCATCACGTATTTAATCATTTTTTTCTCCCCGTTGCCCAAATTAACATCCAGGCTCTTCTCTTAAATCTTCAATTATTCTATACCATCTTTTAAGATGTTTATAATGTGATGGAGACTGATAACAACGAAAGTTGTTTCCTTTATTAGATCGCCCACGTGTCGTTTGTACCCACGCTACAACCCATTTTTTAATGTTATTGTGCCTTTTGCACCAGCCTCTCTTGTCAATTTTGCCCCTCTGGTGGACAATGTGTTGCATCCATGCACGTGAAGACTGTATGTGGTCATAGCGATCCACAATATATTTAGTTGTCCACCATGAGTGCAATTGTACGATACCTTTTGCCAATGGGATTCTTCGACCTTTGCGCGTAGTCCAATCTCCTTTAGCTCGTGGATTGTATCCACTTTCATTACATGCGGCTGCAAGCAGCATTCCTCTCAACTCCACAGGTATATTATACTCTTTAAAAAAGTGTTTTTCAACTTCAATTAAATCATCAACAATTTTTTGATCAACATCTTGCCACTTCTTGGTGTGGCACTCATAAATAGCAGCCTCTCTAATCTCATCATAAGTTGGCGGCGGTGAAACCGAAATTGCCAACGTTGCTAGAATTCCAATAATCATTCTATTCTCCTTTCCTTACTGATTGATAAGACTCATAAGCAATTGGAAAGAGGTCTGAGGTTATCTCTAAGACCGCTTTCGCCACTTGCTGAATTTCCCATTGCGCACCTTCGTGAATGCGTAAGTCAATAAATTTAAATAGGTTATTCAAGTTGCAAGTGCCATAATATTCTGTATATAAATTCTGAGGTAAGACACCGCGAGCTTGTTCACGGCAAACACCAGCCTCAGTTAATTTTTCATAAAGCGCCAAAGAGTTTTTATGGTGTTCCTTAACAACGTGCGATGCCAAAGTGTTTAAAATGTCACTTGGCATTACTGGGTCAAAACTCTCGTCCACTGACGCCTGACGATTTGATTTGCTCTGTTTTCTAAAATCTCTAGGCTCATAGAATTCCAAATTAAAATCAGTATATCGTCTACTGATTTCGTTGTAAGACCATGTGCGATGCCTATGATGCTGAGAGCGTATAAACAACGGCACCTTAAATCTAAGTGTTACAACACAATGTTCTAGTGTTGAAGTGTGCCTATGCTTTATTAAATACTTTATTAATTTGCGATCACGGTCGCTAACTTCATCAACGTGTTTACCGAAACTAACCCTAGCGGAATTAACAATTGTAACATCACTACCCATATGGGAAACGTACTCAACAGAACCAATATTATCTTTAAATATTTCAATTTTACGCCTATAATTTTCTACCACTTCAATCCTTTCTTACTTTTTTTCATAGCCTCAAACCAAGATTTTGGCTGAGAAGTCTTTTTAGACTCTTTAAGTTGAAAGTGTTTTCCGCTAGCCCTAGACCAAAAATCAGCATCTTTAGAAACAGTCTCTACACTTGTCCAAGGGCCAGCCCATGAATCTTGTATTTGATTGCCGTCTTTATCATATGCATTGATAACCTTAACATCTTTACCTCTTGATGTTGTGGCCACCTCTCCAAAGATAAATGCCTCTTGATTGTATTTCCGAGAGATCTCAACGGCAGTATCAAATAAAGATTCTGCACTACTTTCTTCTACATCTTCTCCTCGTCCATGAGTCGTGACTAAAACACTGTTTTCAGTCACATGAATTGGCTCATCCAATTCTACTTCTACTTCTTCGCCTGTTTCTGGATCTACTTCTGTTTTAGTGGTTTCCTTAAAGCCGCCTTTTAATTCGGTAAAAGGAAAACCCGCAGCAGCAAAATCCTGCTTCATTTGTTGGTACATCTGTTGATTCTCTGATTGGCTCCGTTCGTGCCTATCAGAAGACATAATCACAAATGGATGTCCTCCTTCAATGTGGCCTCTTACCCTATTGTAAGAACTCATCTCTTTGATGAGATTTTTTTCAGCCATAGCTTCTCTTACTAATTGATATACTTCAGCCTTTGATAAGTTTTCCATTCATATGTACCTCGCTTGTTGTACTACGTCATATGAACTCCATAGACATAGTTTTCTAGTACTAAATAGTAAGTTTTATTGCTTAATACTATTTCTTGTACCATAGTTTCATCCACAACAATTTCTTTATTCTTGCAGTCTAAAACTTTTTCGCAATCCTCCGCTGCGTCTATAACATTATACACCCCATGCAAAGATTTTTTAGCTAATTTATACTCATCAGGCACCAAAACTAAAGAGTCTTCTTTTTCCTCTTTAGCTTCCACCTTTTCTATCAAAATATATCGATTAACTGGCTTAAGCATCCTTAGCTCCAAACTTGCGCTCAATGGCGTCAAACATATCATTTAAGTCATCCATATCGGCACCCTTTTCATAAAGTCGAAATGCTTTGACCGCTGCCCAAATATCATCCTTAGAGAGCCAGCCATTTTCAATGAACTCTTTTCTCAATTCCTTCTTTTGTTCCTTATATGGTTCCATTGCCTCTTCAATAGCCAACATTGATTTAAGGTAATTAACAACGTATTGTTCTTTGGCCTCTTCCTCATTCAAGTTTTCATCAACTAGCTTTAAACTACTGCTCATGTTTTCCTCCTATTTAATTTCACATGCTCCACCGGCGCACGCTAGTTCGCCAGTGAGATCAGTATTATCATCATACTCGATAACGTTCTTTAAGTCAACCCCTTTTAGAGTTTTAATTAAACTATTATATTCTTCCTCTGTGCAATCTTCAAAGGGGGCTTGCTTGTATGTGCCACCATCATAAGGAAGCACGCTTAGACCATTATAATAGTCACGATTATCCCACATCCACTTTCCAACAGTTTCCCAGTCTTTTTCCTTAATACTTATTGTGGCAGAAACGTTATGTGTGTTTTGTCCTCTACTGTGTCCGGGCCTAATCCATTCTTTGCTAACCTTCTTAACTCGACGTAAGAGTTTTAAAGGAGTTTCATGACGAAGAATTGAATCTTCTGGAGCATTTTGAGGCACACTAATTACTGCTGTATCATGTGGTCTAAAATATTCATCTTCAATTAATTCTGGGTGATATATCGATAAGTGAGTGTAAATTGCCTCATTTTTACCAACGCGCAAACGACGGATATAATAATCGTTATGCCACGCATGAATGCCGCTAGATGTACCCAAGGTTAAACTTGTTGTACCGGCTGGCTTTACACAAGTTGTTCTCGCTGCTGGCTTAATGTCAATTAACGCTGCAACTCTTTTGTTTTCTTCTTTTACTGCCTTTGCTGCCGCCTTCATATCAAGTTTAAGTACTTTTCCAGAACCAATCCCTGTCATAGATACACCAATGAGTGCATCTTTTTCTGTATTTCTTCTCCACACATCTCTGAGATAGTGAAAGTCAGTGTAACTAGCTTGTAGCGTACCGATTAATGTTGCTGCTCTTGCTCTTGCCTCATATTCCTCTTGAGTCTCCACATCAGATGCATTTATTTCAGTTAGGTTACAAAATTGATATGGTCTCAATGCAATTTCACAACAAGGGTTTGTGCCCCAATCTTTATCATTTGTGAAATAAAACCCTGGTTCTCCTGCGCCACTAGCTTTAACTCTCTCCCACAAATCCTGAAAATATTCTTCTGTAATTCTATGGCGCATTAGGACCACCGAATTATTGGCTCGCCCTCTCTGTGGGTTTTTCTCCCACCAATAGCCACTTTTAGCAGCAATCATTTCATCATCATCTGCACTAAAGAGAGCAATTAGTGCCGCTCTTCGAATTCCACCAGCCAAGACGGCATCAGCAATATGGCAAATAATATCATGTACTTCGATAGGAGTTAATTTATCACCAGTCTCTTTCTGACATAAAAGGCCCTCTAATTTAACTAAGCACTCTCGCAAAGGTTGTGGACCTGGAGCTTTCCCGCCAGAAGTTAAAAGCCTCGCACCTTTCGGTCGTATATCGCTGTAGTCAAAGCGAATTTTTGAACCACCGTAGAAATAACTTTTCATCAGTACTTTAACTGCATCTGCCCACCCTTCAATAGAATCGCCAATTAAATGTCTCCGAGAGCGCTTAGTAGAGGGGGTTTGAATTTCCGGTAGACTTTCCACATGATGCGCCTGAATACTATATCCCACGCCAGTTCCACCCAAAAGCAAAAACATAACTTCACTAAAGGAGCGCCAGTCATCAATTGGCAAAAAAGCGCAATTAAAAACTCGATTTGGGGCGACCTCAATTGGTTTACCTCCAAATTGCATGGACCTCATAGAAGGCAGAACTTTCTTGGCATACACATATTTATAAGCCTCATTAATCTCTTCCTTAATATGAGGGAATTTCTTTACATGCATTTTTTTATTTCTATCTACTAATTCTTCCCAAGTTTCTCTTCGTTGTTCTTCAGGAAGATACCGTGCATATTTCATGTGTACTGTGATGTCTGAAAGAATCTGTCTTGCTATATCTGTCATTTAATTTCCCCTCTTTTTTCTATAATTTTTATATTTCTCTTGCAAACTCTGCTCTTGTTTTTTAACTTCGCTTTTTTTGATTTCATCAAATGTCTCAATCTGCGGAAGTACATCAATCTTAACATTAGCGGTATCCATAAATATAGGATACACCAAGCCATCCGGTCCATTCCTATTTTTAGCAATAAAAATTCTTCCTCCATTGCTATTTTTATGTTGAATAGTCCTAGAGATAGAGAAAATGAAATCTGCTACAAAACACTTGTTAAAAGCTTCTGATATGGCCTCCATTGTTATAACTTCAGCATTTAAACCAGATCGATTCGTCTGCGATGCTGTCCATATCGGACATGAATTCTCTTGAGCCAAACCTCTTAACTCTTCATAAATAGATTCTAACTGGTGTCTTTTCTCATCATTTTTAGAATTTGAGCGTAATAAATCTCCATAATCTACAATAATCATATCAACCGAAATTTCCTGTTGTTGTAACTTCTCTAAATGATTACGAAGTGTTTCCACTCTAGCAGATTTAGTTGGATATTCTTTAACAATTAATTTTCCTGGAATATCTTTAATTTCATCATAAATTTCCTCTTTTTTATTGAAAAGTTCTTGTAGTGGAATCCCAGTAATACAACTATCATAGCGAGAGGCAACAATTGTATCTGCCAACTCTAAAGTGTAATGAACTACTGTTTTTCCTTCTTTAACGGCTTGGGCGCCCAAATGCACCAAGGCCATTGATTTTCCTGCGCCTGTCGGCGCAATAACCACGCCAAGTTCTCCATTTCCAATGCCTCCCTTAGTCAAGCCATCAACAACTTTCCATCCTGTGGTGATAGGATCTCTAGCCTTAATTTCAAACCTTTTTTCAAAATCTTCAATATAATAATATCCATCGTCGTTATCATTCCCAAGCTTCATAGCATTGTTAATGAGCGTCTGAATATCATTAAAAGAAGATTTCTTAAGTAGTGGTACTGACTTTAATATTGCCTCTTTTAAAACTTGTTTTTTACAAAAGTCCACAGCCGTGTCTTTAATATATTCTTCGTCCTGCACCTCGGTCTTTGACATGCGCGCAAAGAAGTCACGAATTTGCTTCGTTATTAGCTCATTCTCATTTGCTATTTCTGTTCTCAGAATCGTTGTCATTATAGATTCAGATGGCTGTCTTGAGTATTTTTCTTTATAATTGAAAATCAATCGCACAAACACTTGCAAGTATTTAAACTCTAGGAAATTAATGTTTAGCACCTCCTTCATTTGATCTGCAAAGCCTCTGCTTTCAAAAATCATTTGGCACATATTTTCTTGGAAAGACTTTCCAAATTGAGAGAAATCTTCTTGTTCGCTATAATTCAATGTTGCGACCTCCGAGTGATAACTCTATCACGTTTATTGCACGTTTGTCAAGAGTAAAGTTATTATTTATTTCCATACTACTTGTATTCCAATGATGAGGACAGACAAAAAAAGACAAACTAAAGTCTTTGGGACCAATATGCTCTCTTTCAAAAGAAAATACGTTAGCACCGCGAAAATAACATTAGAAACCCCAAAACCAATCAGCTTTGAAGTCCATAAAAGACCTGTATCTTCCACTATATATTTAATGGCATACCAGAAACACAAACCCATTGGAATGGCAAAAATGAAATTTGACAACATTGGCTTATCTTTCCACCAATCCCAAACAAACTGTGAATTAAACTGAAACCACGCTATTATATTACCTAGAGTGAAAAATAGAATTCCTATTAATGTTTTCATGTGTTTTCCTTTAAAACCAAATCTGCTTCTGTTTCTATCCAAACTCTTGCCCCACAAGATAATGGTTTGTCTGGAGAGTATATAACCTTACAAGGACCGTTAATTACCACCTCGTGGCAATAATCATTTGATTTGTACGTCTTAACTGTCAACACTGGTTCTCTTTCTCCTGTCTTGTGGTTGCGACGAATTATATGTTGATTGACGTGAATTCTTTTTTTCATGCACTTCTCTCTAATTTATTGAAGTAGTTTCTGACAGTACTTGCGTGCCATTTACCACCACGACGAGTGCTAATGCCGGTTTCATTGAATGTTTTTGCAATGCTGGCGAAAGACATTCCTTGTTTACGAAGATTTCTTAGCATTGGTTCAATTTTGTTTGCATAAGCTACGGCCTGTTTCTTTTGCGTGTTTCGTCCTTTTTCTCCAACCTCAGTAATTTTAGGGTTGCCAAGTGCAACACCGCGTTTCTTGGCGCGTGCAAGGCCCTCTTTCGTCAATATAGACGAAGCCATCCGTTTTTTGCGATGATGTGCCTTTGCGTGACATTCTAAACACAGCGGAACGGTTTTGGTGCCGCCGCGAGAACGAGGCACTGGATGATGATGGTGAATTTCGACTGACGTCGCATTGCACTCCCAACAATCGCCAACTTTCATTTGTTGCCCCCTAGTTAAAGTACTCCCGGTAGGACTCGAACCTACGACCGAGCGGTTATGAGCCGCCTGCTCTACCAACTGAGCTACGGGAGTAGTTGTTTACTCTTCTTCGAACCTTCGCATTTCAGCGTCCATTCTATCATTTAAGACTTCAATTTCTTTTTGCATCTTTATCATATGATATGCATACCCAATAACGCCGACGCAACCAAACAAAGCAATAATATAAAATTCCATTTAATCCTCCTTAATTAAAAAGTACCAGGGGTTGGATTTGAACCAACGACCTCCGCTTCGTACATAGATCCACCTTGCATGGGTGTTTCCACCTCAGACCCAATCGCCACTAATTACGGTGGGGGCGATTCCCCGTGCGCTTGCAACGCGATTCCGTGTGTGGACCTTTGGCTTCCTACTAACGGCGCTCTGACCACCTGAGCTACCCTGGTATATGTAGCCGAAGAGGGATTCGAACCCTCACACCCGTTGCGGATAACGGATTTTAAGTCCGTTGTGTCTACCATTCCACCACTCGGCCAATTTATTTTAATCATTCTATCTTAAATTTTTATAATTGTCAAGACTTTTTAAACAATATCGTATTTTTTATCGCCGCGATAATTTACAAACCATTGCGGAATTTTATTTTTCGGATAGCGCATTCTCGGCTTTGAAGCATAAAATTTGCGATAAGATTCGACAATATTGTCAGAATGAAATTCATAAGGCATCGCTAACGGCAATCGTGTTGGCTCGCTAGAGGGAAAAAGAGACGGATCATACAAATCCATACACTTTTCCAACACATACAAACATTTATGTATTTTACCAAAGCGCTCTGTGTACTCTTCTAGCATCGCCATTGTGTGCTCAACAAGAGCCTCAAAGTTAGCTGATGAGTTACAAACCCACTTGGTAGATGGATGATGTTTGTGTGTAGAGCGATAAGGTGTAATTTGTTCTCCTGCCTGTTCATTGAGCACTGTGCACAACATCTGGCAAGATTCCAAAATCATCTTAACTACACGATAATTATCTTGTGACTGAGCGGATTTAACCCAATCAATATTATTACCAGTTCCTTCAATAGCAAATATATTCATAAATTTATATTACCAAAGCATTCGTTAATTGTCAAGTTTAAATTGCATAGCAAGAATATTCGTACAGTTGCCATGCGCATGCATTTTCTTCATAACACCAAACTTCTGCACACTCACTGTAATAATAAATATCCTCTGCATGCCAGATACAACATGGGCCAACACATTCATCAGGATCGTTATAATAAGGCGTTTCGTCATATCCACATGGAATGTACTCTTCTTCGAAGTGAACTGTACATCCAGCAAGAGCCAACAAAATCAAAAAAACTTTTATTTTAAAAATCACTTTTATCTCCTTGAACAGTACCCTCGGCAGGATTCGAACCTGCGACCCTCGGATTAGAAGTCCGATGCTCTATCCAACTGAGCTACGAGGGCATATGTTAAGTTTCTTTTTTGCCGCCTACCACAATTTTTCTAAAAGATGTATAAAGGTCATTCCAATTTGTTTTGCCAATTCCATCTTCAAGCATCATACCATTTGTTGCAGTTTTATTAAAGGTCAAATCAGTATCTCTAATGATATGCTTGATCTTAGTTTTATTCTGCACAGAAATGCTTGGAGCATACAACTGCATTAACTGGTAGTTTTCTTTTATTACATCTTGGCCCTCAACAATATTTTGATAAGCCTTTAAAGTAGAATTGGCGTTTTCACAAAATTCTGCAACTTCATTAATGGTGTATGTCTTTTCTTCCGACAGGAATGGCAAACGCTTTGCAATGGTTGGTAAACCGATCCCCTTAATTCCGTCTAGATTATCACTCTTGTCTCCGACAATCGCTCTTGCTAGTGCAAAATTAGTTGGATGGATACCAAACTTTTCAACAATGTCATTTTTGTTTAGAACCTCTTTTTGTGTGGGCCTATATGCAACCGTTTTGTCGTCAAGTAGTTGAAAGAAATCCTTATCGCTTGAAACAATTACTTTCTGCCAATCTTCAAAATCAGGAAGTTGAGCTACAAAAGAAATTACATCATCTGCTTCTGAGCCATCTGAAACCAATTGTGTTACTGGAAAATTATTTAAATATTCCACTAAACGTATTTGTTGCCAAACCTTATTCTGAAGTTCCTCTTCTTCTGTAAGGTTTTTGACGTCACGATTAAGTCTTAGCGGCTTTCTCCCTTCTTTATAATTTTTATTAACAATTTTGCGTCTTGCGCTGCCGCCTTTACCGTCCCAACAAATAACAACTCTATCAGGTTTAATTTCTCTACAAAGTTTCTGTAAAATTTTAAGAAATCCAGCAGTTCCACCAATGGGATCTCCATTTGTAGACAAGGCTGGATTAACAATATACGCTCTCAAGAATTGATTGAGCGCATCAATAATCATTATTCTTTTCATGTAGACTATAATAACAAACTAGGAAAAGTTTGTCAAGGTTTTTATGCTGTTTCTTTAGCTATTTTGGTTGCAGTCGCATACATTACGCTTTTAGCATCTTTGCCGTATCGCTTTTCAAAATCTGATTTGTTCTTTTTCATGCCTTTAACGACTTTCTCTTTTTCTTTGTCTTCTGCTTTTGAAAGTTTCCGCTCCTCTAGCTCATCTTCCTCTATAACTTGCTTTTTATAAAATTCTCCAGAAGGTGGAGTTCCCTCACCAAATCCGCGCTCTTGAAGGGTGGGCTTATCAACCAACTCGTCACCACGCATATAATTTAAAACTGAAGTTAAATAATCTTGAGCTTTTGTTATCTTTGACTCAACCCATTCCTCAAGATTAGTTTCATCTGTAATAGAATCTTGTATCATTGTTGCCAACTCAGCAGTGCGTGCAAGTTGCTTTCTCGCCATTGAACCTTCACCGCCATGACCTTCTTCAAGCTTTTTAACAAAGTTTTCCTCATGGTCCAGTGCGGCCATTATTACATATAGCTCTTCTTTAATAATTTGCTTGAGTCTAGTTTGTGAGAGTTTCATATTGAGGCTCTCTACTCTTCATAAGCAATTTGTGCGTATGAGGGGTCCGTATCCGTTGTGTGGTGGAGTTTGGTTTGTGCATCAGACGCATCTTGCGAAATAGAGGGCCCACCGATTCGTGCATCTTTGCCTTGGGTGATCGTCAATGCTTGCACCCATTTGTCAAATTGATGACCTTTTAGTGGTTCGTCGGTTTCTCTGCTTAGAAGTTGGCCTAGTTCATCAATATAAGCTTTTTTAACTTCGTCACGCATGCGTTTAATATAACTACTATCTTTCTTTGCCAGTGGTAGTTCTTCACCGACCTCCATTCCCTCGGCAGATGCAGCTTGCCATTCTTCCCTGATTAACTGTTTAAGTCTTGATTTCGTTAGTTTCATGCTAGAAAGCCTCCTTGTTTTAGCTACTATTAATTAGTAACAAAAAATGGTTTATTCCCCATCTTCGTAGAAAGATTCTGCGGAACCTGTGCGTTTATCAAATTTCATGATAATTTCTTCATCCATTATCTCTAAAACTCGCTGTTTAAATTTAGGTTCTTCAAGTTTCTTTTTCCAACCTGCGCTCTGAAATTTGTCGGACGTGCCATCACCATAATCAAGTGTAAACCATGCGCCAGCGTTCGATAGGTGCGGCGAGCCTTTAATCGCATCCAGCCAACTTTCTTCGTCTTGTACTCCAATTTCCTCTCCCCATAAAATTTTAAAATTACACTGTCTTCCAGCAGTTCCAAAGCGAGATTTCTCAAGTTTTACTTTTACCTCAGAACCAATTCGATATCCTTTATCATCAGTGATAAAAGATGCCTTTGCTTTGCGCCCAGTGAGCCACACACGCAACGAATAAGCATAAATCATAGCTTTGCCGCCCGGAGTCATATAGGGCGTTGTAAGAGCCTCTGAAGGGCTTCTAGTGATATTTGTTTTAAGTTGGTTTAATACCAGAAATGTCGATTGACTATTTGCAATTGGCACTGTAAGTTTTGACATACCCTTTGCAAGAATTCTAGCCTTTACTGCCATCGACGACAGAGGATTAAAATCTCCCTCAATATCTGAAACGGCAGGTGTTAAAGCTAGAGAATCCCAGATAAATAACATTTTATTTTCATTAGAACCTAAAAGTTCTTCAATTGTTTCTAGAACGAACTCTACAGATGTTGCTTGTACATATAATAGATTATCCACATTACAACCAGCTTTTTCTAAAAACCCAGGATCAATTGCAGACTCTGAATCGAAATATACAACATCAATACCCATTTTCTGGGCGTTTGCAGCAATTTGTGCTGCCATATATGATTTACCTGTTGCTTCAAGTCCTGCGACTTCAACAATCTTTCCTACTGGAATTCCTGCCAACTGTCCTCTACAAATAATACTATCAAGCCATCTAGAACCTGTGGGAATCCATTCCTTAACAATTGTAGGACTATCTTCATTTAAATTGTGTGCTACATTAATTCCAGCCTTCTTATTGATAAGTTTGCGCATGTCGGCAATAGAAAGCTTGCCAGCTTTTTTATTCTTAGCCATTCTAACTCCTATTCTATGTTAAAAAATGAGGCATCTGTTACCCATGCCTCCCTGCGGTTTACAGCCTAACTACCAAGAAGATCAGCAAAAGCTTGGTCAACGGAAGTACTAGATTTTTCCTTCTCGCCGCCATCATATTTGGTAGTTTCTGTGGAGTTCTCTTCTGGGTCAGAATCGCCCAAAAGGAACTCATCTAGCATAGCCTGAACCTCTGCAAAAGATTTTCGGCTAGCTGAAAATAGCTCATCAAAATCTGGCACATCGTCCAAAAATTCACGGCATCTTTCCGGTTCTTTACAAAGCGAGGAACTTCGTCGGCGGGGTGTAAGTTGTGTAACTGGAAATTGTGCTCCAGCAGGTTTACCGTAAGTCAGCACAAGATCTGTACCGCTCTCGGCGTCAGTGATATCTCCATATTCAGGATTTAGTACTAGATTTAAGAGGGTTTCATATACGGTCTTACCGAAGCCCCAAACTCTAACACCTTTATCCTCTTCGCCTCGTACAACAACGGGTGCGAAGAAACGTTGACGTGCAGAAAGCTTTTTGGCCATTCGTTTGCTATCTTCCGTGCCTTCTTGCCAAAGTTGACGCACAAAAGAATCCAATGGACAATCTTCTCCAAAGTTTCGCTTTGGACTTAAAAATCCTGGATTGTCTCCAACATTATAGTGGAACCAGTAATCCTTGAAGGGATCTCCATCAGCAGTGGGAACAATACGAATTGTTTGTTCACCGTCTTGAGGTCGCCAAAAACGATTGTTGTTGCCGCCTTTATTCTCAAGAGCATTTTTTCGCTCTCGCATTTTTTTCATATCAATAGCCATAATTTATTTTCTCCTTTTTAAGTCAATGTGATAACTCTCTCACATCGCTGGTTTGTATAATACTATAAATTTATTTCTTTGTCAAGTCTAAAATTATTATTTTGTACCACAGAACTATTCAACAGACCATAAACGTAAGGCACGTCATAATTCGTAGAATATATTCCGTAACTGACCTTTATTTTATCATATTGTTTCAAAATTTTAAGTTGTTCTGAGATGTTTTTCATTAAACTTCCGTCCGACTTTAATAGCTCTTCAGGCATGCCATAATAATAACACTTCTGTCTGGGGATGTCAAGATCAAAAAACACTTTTTCTTCATTATTTTCATAAGAGACCATACTGAAGGTTGAAATTCTTGCAACATCCAAGATTTCATCGAAAGTGTCTATTTCTGATTTAGAGTGATTAAACACATTAACCATATGAATTGTCGATGTTATTAATTGATTTAAGCTGTTGTAATGTT